GGAGAAACAAACCGATGAACAAGACCGAACAGAAAAAGATCAGCAAGATGCTCTCCCGCCTGCAAGAGATGCAGGCCGAGTTTGAGGCCATGGTCACCACCATGGACGAGAAGATCAGCAACCGCTCCGAAAAGTACGCCGAGAGCGAAAAGGGCCAGCAAGAGCAGGACGAGTTCAGCACCCTGCAAGATGCGCTGGGCTACATCGAGAGCGCAATCGACTCTCTGGGCAACATCGACCTTTCCGAGATCCAGTAATCGCTTCGGCGGGGCTCCGGCCCCGCTCCCACCCAAGGGGTCAACCAATGACAACATCAGATCTGTTTGTGGTCTTCGGACCTGTGTGCGTGTTCGCGCTGTTCGTGGCTGCGGCCTTCGAGATTGCGCGCTTCAAGGGGAGCAACTGAAATGGCCATTTCCATCAAAAGAACTCGTGACCTGACCAAGAGCGGCGTCAAGCTGCTCGTGTATGGCGCGGCAGGTGCGGGCAAGACCTCGCTCATCACCACGCTGCCGAAACCCATCGTGCTGTCGGCTGAGGCCGGCCTCCTGTCCATTCAGGATGCGGATTTGCCATTCATTGAGATCAACACCATCGACGACCTGCGGCAGGCTTACGTCTACGTCACCGGCGAGGGCGGCGAGGAGTACCAGAGCGTCGCGCTCGACAGCATCAGCGAGATCGCCGAAGTGATCCTCAACGCTGAGAAGAAGATCGCCAAGGATCCGCGTCAGGCATACGGCGCGATGCAGGAGCAGGTCTCTGACCTGATCCGCGCGTTCCGCGACCTGCCCGGCAAGCACGTCTACATGAGCGCGAAGCTGGAGAAGTCGCAGGACGAGATGGGCCGCATGCTCTACGCGCCCTCGATGCCCGGCAACAAGGTCGGCCAGTCGTTGCCCTACTTCTTCGACGAGGTTCTGGCGCTCCGTGTCGAGCGGGACGCTGAGGGCAACACCCAGCGCGCCCTGATGTGCGACACGGACGGCCTGTGGGCGGCCAAAGATCGCTCCGGCAAGCTCGCGCCGTGGGAGGCTCCGGATCTCGGGGCGGTCATCGAAAAGATCGGGGGTCGGTGATGCCTTTCGACCCGAAGGAGCCCGTCCAGTTCCGCTACGCGCCTGAGCAAGTGCGTGTTGTGGCAACGGACCTGAAGGATGATCGCCCCATCGTCATCGCCGTAACAATAGCTGGAAAAGAAACTATCGGGTACAGGCATGCCGATGGTCGCGTCATATCCGACAGGGAGAGCCCCTACGACCTCGTGAACGTGCCGAAGAAGCATGAGGTATGGATCAATTTGTATGACACAGAAGAAGTCTTTTTTGGTTGCGCGTACCCTACGCGTGAGCAGGCAAATGCAAATGCAAACATCAACCGCACTGCCTGCGTCCGCGTCGAGTTCACCGAAGGAGAGGGGCTATGATCGCCGAACTCTCATCTCAGTGGCTCGCCGCCAAGGAAGCTGAGCGCGAGGCCATCGAGCTTCGCCGCTCCATTGAGGACCAGTTGATCGGGGCGCTCCGCGTCCCCGATACCCTCGACGGGACCGAGAACTGGAAGGCTGAAGGCTATAAGCTGAAGGTCGTCGGTCGTCTCAATCGCAAGATTGACGCCGACAAGCTGCAAGAGCTGGCCGTCGAGGCCGGCGTGTACGAGCACCTCACGAACCTGTTTCGCTGGAAGCCGGAGATCAACGCCAAGGCGTGGGACGCTACGGATCCTGCGATCACGACACCGCTGCTGGGGGCGATTACCACGACCCCCGGTCGCCCATCATTCACCATCACCAAGGAGTAAGAAGCATGGCAAACCTCGGAAAGTCCTTTCTCGCTGAAGATCTCCCGTCTGGCGGCAGCTACGAGTGCCTCCCGGCTGGCTGGTACACCGCGACCATTCACAGCGCGGAACTGAAGACCACCAAGGCTGGTACGGGCCAGTACATTGCGGTGCGCTACGACATCACCGGCCCCTCGCATGAGGGCCGCGTCGTGTACGGCAACATCAACACTGAGAACGCCAACCCCAAGGCCGAGGAGATCGGTCGCCAGCAGCTCCGCTCGATCATGGAGGCCCTCGGCATCGCTCGCCTGACCGACACGGATCAGCTCATCGGCGGAAACCTGAAGGTCAAATTGAAGATCAAGTCTGATCCTCAGTACGGGGACAAGAACGAAGTGAGTGGCTTCGGGTCGGCTGGTGCGTCGCCCCCGAAGCCTATGGCCTCGGCACCGGCTTCCGCTCCGGCTGCGAAGTCTTCCTCCGCGCCCCCGTGGGCTCGCTGATCTAGCAACGCCGGGGCTTCGGCCCCGGCAACGCATAGGAGCATCGACGCATGAGGCGTCATCGATACACGCGACCAAAGCAACATAACTCCCACGTCATCACCTACGAACTGCGTCGCATGAGGATTAAGAGGGGAGAGGCATGATTGATGAACTAGTACAGGAGCTTCGCTCGTACCCGGCGCACTACACGGCGGCGCACCGCGCTGCGGATGCGTTGGAGAAGGCTGAGAAAAATCGTAGCCACATGCACTACTACGCCTGCCGTCTCGAAGACGATCTTGTGAAACTGGAAGCGGCGGCTGAGGGTCTGCGCGAACACATCGCGGAGCAGCAACTCGACATCGTGACGCTGGGGCAGGAAGTCGGGAGACTGCGGGAGGCGTTGGAAGGTTTGATCGATATGCAAAACGGACCGCCATTATTGAGGTATGAGCCGTCGTGGCGCATTGCTATGGAAAAGGCCCGCGCCGCCCTTGGAGAGGAGAAGAGGGAATGATGTATGTTCTGATTGTCATATCATCTGTTTACAACGGCCAAAGCATAACAACACAAGAGTTCTCATCGCAGCAAAGATGCGAAGCTGCGATGGAGTTTGTCCAGAAAAACAGCCGTGTGTTTTCGCTTCAAAAATCAATGTGTGTGCCAAAATGAACGAGGAAAAAATAAAGATGAAAGACAGTCCATTGCACCACGAGTGGACAATGTACCGCAATCTAACGTGCTGCAAACGGTGCGGCATCGTTCGACGCCACGATGAAAAGAACGACGACAAAACATGCAGTGGATCAGTTTTTGTAGGGCCGCGTATTTTCATCCCCGCGACAGCACTACAGGAGAAGAAATGATGGACAACGAAATCACCATAGGACTGCCAACGCGGCAGTGCGACGTTCACGGCCGGCACTCCGCCATCATCCATGTCAGAGCGGTGTCTGTAGAGCGCAAGCAGGAGAGACGGTACTGCGTGTTCTGCATCATCGACCACATGGATGCGTCGGGCTTGAAAGAGATGCGCGACACGCCCCTTGGAGAGGAGAAAAAGTCATGAGCGACAATTGCGTCTGCTTTCAGGACTACATCGTCCGACTAGAAGAGGCGCATGACGAGATCAAACGCCTGCGCAAAGCTCTGGCAACCTACGCTTGCCGCTGCGGTGATTGCGAGTGCTACGTTGACGAGTTCGTTCCGTCCTGCGGGCGATCTGCACGCGTTGCTCTTGAAGAGGAGGGGAAACGATGAGCGACATTATAGAGAACCTGCGCACACAGGATGAGGTCGGCTTGTACGGCATTTCCGATTTGCCCGAAGGCTTTCACTTTTTCACTTGGGGCGACGCCGCCGACAAAATTGAACGCCTGTGCGAAGCTCTTAAGCTCATACTAAACGCCAACAGTTTGCCCTACGCGCAGGAGATCGCGAGCAAGGCCCTTTCTGAACAGGATGCATCGCCATGCCCGACAAATACAATCAAGTAGGCGTCCACTGCCCACACTGTCACGACACGCGCAGCGGCGTGGTGATGACGCGCTCGCATGACGGAAAGACGTTCCGCCGGCGAAAGTGCAAGAGCTGCGAAAGCATGTTTACGACTGTCGAGCAGTACGTGAGCGGCAACATGAAGACAGCAGTCAGTCAGGAGACGAAGTAAATGGCCCCCATCCCGCCACCCAAGAATGACATCGTGCTGCTGATCGACAAGGCGCATGAGGCCAAAGAAGACAAGCCGCGCCCTCACCTTGGCGCATCTATTCTCGGCCATCCGTGCGACCGCTGGATCTGGCTGTCATTCCGCTGGGCGGCGCGTGAGAAGTTCTCAGGCCGCATGCTGCGCCTGTTCCGGCGTGGACATGCCGAGGAGGCGACGATCATGAAAGATCTCGCAATGACCGGCATCGACTTCTCCAAGCGACAAGCGAACGTGAGCTTTGGGTCGCATGTCTCCGGAAGCGCCGACGCCATCATCGAGGGCGGCGTTCCCGAGGCTCCGCAAACCCGCCACATCGCCGAGTTCAAAACGCACAACAAAAAGAGCTTCGACGCGCTGGAGAAGGAAGGCGTATTGAAGGCTAAGCCCGAACACTGGGGCCAGATGCAGATTTACATGGCGGGAACCTTCATCGAGCGTGCCCTGTATGTGGCGGTCTGCAAGGATGATGACCGCTACTACATCGAGCGCGTCAAGTTCGACAAGGAGGCCGCCGAGAAGCTGATCGCACGCGGTAAGCGGCTGGCCCTGTCAGATGAGATGCCGCCGCCAATCTCAACGGATCCGACGTGGTATCAATGCCGCTTCTGTCCGGCGCATGCGATGTGCCACGAGAAGCAACCGACGCAACACGTCAATTGCCGCACCTGTGCTCACTCGACCCCGAAGGAGGACTCGACGTGGAAGTGCGAGCGCTTCGACGCTGAAGGAATACCGTTTGAGTATCAGTTGAAAGGCTGCGACGCGCACGTCCTGCATCCGGACATGGTGCCGTGGAACGCCAAGCTGGGCGAGCCTGACGAGTGGTCTCTGACCTATATCATCAACGGCAAGCTGGTCGTGAATGGTGGGGACGGCTTCTCGTCCACTGAAATTGTCGCCAACCCAGAGGGCTGCGCCAGTAGCGTGGTGAGCGAGATCAAGAAGCTGTGGCCAGATGCAAAGGTGGTGAGGTGACTACCCAGATCCTAAAAAAGGGGGTTCGGATGATTGAGTTTGATGCTGAAAAATCGATGCAGAACAAAAAAGACGGGATGGAAAAAGTCACTGCTTCCAACCTGCCTTGGATGGAAGCGGTGCGAAATCGGTTGCGCATAGTTTTAAAAGGGAGAGAAGGCGAATTTCTCACAGGGGAAGACATTCGCGCAACTCTCACTGAGCTGGGCCTTGAGCCCAATCACCCCAACGCATGGGGAGCACTTATAAACACCTTGATAAAAAAGAAAGTTTTGATCCCGACTTCTCAATACAGGCCCATGAGAGATCCTCGAAGCCATGCTCGCTCCACTAGGATCTACATTCTAAACGCATGGAAATCAGTCGAGGGTGAGCCATGAATCTCCGAGGCTATCAGCAGCGCGTCATAGACGAACTCTACGCTTGGTTTGAGGCCGGCAACGGGGGCAACCCGTGCCTCGTGCTTCCGACTGGCGCAGGC